ATTGGTATCGCGCGGGTGGATCTCTTTTCGGAGATTTTGAGCCGGGGGCCGGGTACGATACCGCCGGGGGCCCGATGGTTGAGAACATCACCTTAGATCGCGCCAGCGGAACGACGCGCATGTTCTGGAACGGAAGTCTAATAACGTCCGGTGCTGACACCAACGATTACGACACCAACTGGCAGGCGTTTAAGCTGTTCACGGACGGGGGAGGTTTCTTCGGCGGCAACATGACCGCCATGCGCTTCACCCACGCCAGTCGATACACCGCCGCGCACAATCCAATACTACACGGCTTCCCAGAGAACCCGGCGTAAAGACCGCAGCATCATATAAGGACACACCAATGACCTACCTCGCGATCGGCACTAATACGTGGCGTCATATCCGCACTGTGCATGATGTGTCAGAAAGCAAAGCCTATCATTTCCTAGACGGGGTGCTCGACACCACTTGGACATCGGTCACCGGCAATATGTTTGGTGCGGGAACAGGTACCAATATTCTTGCTTCCGTCGGCAAGGAAACGGGTTTTTCCGGCAGTAATTTTACGGGACAGATGTGCGGGTTTGCGATACGAGCAGGTATTGAGGCGAGCGATGCGAACTTCACGCCGCCGACACTTTCACAAATGCTAGCGGGAGGTTGGGAATGACGCTCTATTCCTTTAATGGCGCGGTTCCGGCTCCGCTTCCCAAATCGCACCTTGCGGCGGATGGCACCAACTACACCGCCCTCAATGAGCTGTCCGATGCCAAACTAGCCACGCTGGGCTATGTCGCGGCCACAGGCGCACCGATCTTCAATCCGAACACACACAAGCAATCGTGGGACGGGGCGGCATGGGTCACGGCAGCCTTGACGGCGGAAGAAACGACCGCGCGGGTGGCGAGCGTCCGCAAGGCCAAGCTTGATGCCTTGAGCGCCGAGTATCGCCGTCGATCGCAGGACGGGATGACCTTCAACGGCATTTTTATTGCGACTACGCCGGACGCTATTGCCGAGATCAAAGAGGCCCGAGATGCTTACGTTGACGGAAGCTTGACCGGAACGAACAAGGTGACCACGCGATCCGGAGTTGTCGTGCCCATGACATCGACGCTGGCGACCGCTCTATACCAACAGGCGGTCGCGCATAAGGCGGCAGATCAGGCGGCTGAAAGCGCGCACGCCGAATATATCAACGATCCCGCTCGAACGGCTCAAGAAATAGCCGATCGGGACATCACCGTCGGCTGGCCGTCTTAACATGGCGAACTTCGCCCCCCGTCTCCGCCCTGGTGTCGTTAAGGACAACTCGGAATTGTCATCCGAGGGGGCCTATACCGATGCGGACAAGGTTCGATTTCGCGTCGTGAACGGCGAGGGCTTGCCACAAATCATCGGCGGGCAGGAAAAGGCGACGCTCGACACGGTTGCCGGGAAAGCGCGCGCCACCCATGCATGGGAAGACAATGCTGGGCAGAAACTTGTCGGCATTGGCACGCATAAAAAGATCTATGTCTACCATGACGCCAGGATATGGGATGTCACCCCATCTCGGGCGAGCGGAGAGTTTACCAGCCGCATGGCGACCGTCGGCGGGTCAACCACTGTCACGGTCACGCACACGGCGCATGGGGTGACGGTTGGCGATGCGGCATATTTGCAGTGCGCGGCGACCGTGGGCGGGTTGTCGATCGGCGCTTCTGGAACGCTTGGTTCGGGGCTTCTCGAAACCATTCAGAATTCCAAATTTATGATTATCAACCACACGGCGCACGGCCTGACCCGAGGGGAATACGCGACCCTCGGAAGCTCGGCGGCGGTTGGCGGCGTTGGAACGGGGGATATTGATAAAACCCACCGGGTCTATGTTCTTAACAATGACTCGTATCTGATCCACGTCGACACCGTGGCCACGAGTTCTGCCACGGGCGGCGGGACACCAACGTACACCTACTATCACGAGCACCCGGTTGAATCCGTCACGGACGCGGACACCTATGCTTTCACCGCTCGATCGGCTGCGGACGCGACGGCATCGGCTGCGGGAGGGGTGTCGAAATACTTCTATGAAGAGAACATCGGGCGCGAATTTGGCGTTACTCAGGCGGGCTATGGCACGGGGACTTATTCGTCGGGCTATTACTCCCGGTCATCGACAGAAAGCGACTTGCGCGCGCGGGTGTGGCATATCTCGAATTACGGCCAGAATATGGTGGCCAACTATCGGGAGTCCCCGCTTTATCGTTGGGCCAACAATCTGAGCCAGAACGCGGCGGCGCTCTCAGCAACGGACGCCCCGGCGCAGTCCCTAAGCCACTTCATGACGCCCGAGCGGTTCCTGGTGGCCCTGGGGACAGAGGATGCGGCAACGTCGACACGAGACCCGATGCTCGCCGCCTGGGCGCTGCAAGAGGGCGGATTTACCAACGGTGACTGGACCCCGGCGGCGACGAACACGGCGGGCGACTTTAAGCTTGCCGAGGGCTCTCGCATTGTTCGCGGCATGGCGATGCCGTTCGTGAACGCGATCTGGACTGACACCGCGATGTATCAAATGCGGTACTTGCAAGATACCACCTTTGTTTTTGGGTTTGACCTTGTTGGAACCGGGTGCGGGTTGATCGGCTCCAACGCGGCGGTCAGGGTCGGGGATACCGGCGCGGTATATTGGCTCTCCACCAGTCGGAAATTCTTTGTCTGGCAGGGCGGCGCGCCGCAAGAGATTCAATGTCCTGTGCGCGAGTGGTTTTTTGACCGGCTCGCGAATGTCCAAGAGGAATTGATTTTTGGCGGTGTCAACGGGCGCTGGAATGAAATCTGGTGGTTTTATCCGGGGGCGTCGAACGAGTGCGATTCCTACCTGATTTACAACTACAAGGAAAATCACTGGTCGATCGGCACGTATGACATCTCCGCCTGGGTTGATCGCGGCGTTCTTCAGTACCCGATAGGCATCCACACCGACGGGACGGTCTATCTTCAGGAGCGCGGTGATACCGACGGCGGCAACGCGATCACCTGGCACGTCGAGAGCGGTTATATCGATCTCGGTGATGGCGACAACCTCATGATGGTGCGGCGGGTCACGCCTGATTTCGCGGATCTTGTCGGCGGGGCAACCGTCACCATGACCGGGAAAATGTGGCCGCAAGGAACGGAGAGCGAGAAGTCGTTTGGGACGCTTGGCTCAACTACAAAATACCTCGCGGCGCGGATCAAGGCGCGGCAGGTGAAGGTCAGATATTCCGGATCTTCGGCGCCCGCGTCGGGACGGTTGGGCCGGATGACTTTTGATGTTCAACCGTCTGGTGAGAAACGGTGACGCCGGAGACTTGGGCCAAGGCCAAGCCTTTGATCGAGGCGGCGATACGGCGAGGCTTGCCCACGCACAATGCGGAAGATGTCCGCAAAGCGATCGAAGCCAAGACCATGCGGCTTTGGTGTCACGGCGAGACAGCGATTGTTACCGAGATGGTCCAGTTCCCTCGACTGAAAGCGTGCCGGGTCGTTTTTGTCGGCGGGCGAATGGCCGATGTTGAGGAAATGAAGCCGGATATTGAGGATTGGGCGCGGTCCGAAGGGTGCGCGTTCATGTTGGCCGGTGGCCGAAAAGGTTGGGTGCGGGCGTTGCCGGATTATTCCGTCTCGGCCCATTTATTGGCAAAGGAGATAGTGTGATGCCTGGTGGTGGTGGTGGGACGCAAACGACGAGTTCGGAAGTCCCCAAGCAATATAAAGATTTTGCCAATCAAAACCTTTCGATTGCGGGGACGATGGCGAACTCTCCCTATGTCGGTTATCAAGGCCCGACCGTGGCCGGATTTAGCGACATGGAGACCGGCGCGTTCAATTCGATGCAGGACAACATGAACGCCTGGGGGCCGGCCATGCGGCAATCCGCCGAGGCGATTGGCGGGCTGGCGACTGGCTCCGGCGACGTGACGGTCAGGAATGGTTCGGAATATCTGAGCAATTACCAGAACCCTCACGAAAACACCGTCGTCAACAACACCATCAACGACATGACGCGAGCGAACACCATCGCTCAGAACGGCCTCAACGCGACGGCGGCGGGGGCGGGGGCATTCGGCGGCTCGCGGCACGGCATCGCCAATGCGGAGATGAACCGAAACCTGCTCGATAGGGTGGGGAATACCGCCGGACAGTTGCGCCACCAAGGCTTTACCACGGCGGCGGGGCTCGGGCAGGCTGATGCCTCTCGCCAACTCCAGGGCGATACGTTCAACACCAACACGCGGCTTCAGGCGGCTCAGATGGCTCAGAACCTCGGGCTTGGCGCTCAACGGGCCGGGCTACAGGCGGGCGGCATGCAACGCGGCATGGATCAAGCAAACCTCGACGAATCCTATAACCGCTTCCTTGATGAGCAGGAGCATCCGATGCGGATGTTGGCGATGCGTCAATCCGCTCTTGGCCAGACGCCTATGGGGTCGATCCAACGGTCCCCTAAGCCGGGCATGGATGTCGGGGGGCTTTTGGGCGGCGCCGGGACTTTTGCAATGGGCGCGGCGAAATTGGCGCCATTTCTCTGTTGGGTGGCTCGCGAGGTCTATGGCGAGGATGATCCAAGGTGGCTGGAATATCGTGACAAGATGTTGGCGCACGGTTCCGACGAATTGGTTAGCGCCTATGCCGAGCATGGCCCGGCCTTTGCCGAGCACATCCGCCATAATCCGGCCATGAAGGCGCAGGTTCGCGAGGCCATGGATATGGTCCTGGCGGCCTAGAGAGGAGACCGGCTATGAACAATCTTGGATTCGGCCCCGGCAACATCTTGGCTGGCCATAGAGCCAACCAAATGCGCCTGATGCAAATGGGCCGCGCTCCTAGCCCCATCGGCGCTTCGGCCCCGCGTCCGCAGCGTGACATGGGCACTCAATTGGGCCAAGGCTTGGGCGCGATCGGCAAGATGCTGGGGCAATTCGGCGCGCAAAAAAAGGCTGAAGAGCAAGACGCGGCGGCACAAAAATCGGTCATGGGCCTTTTGAACGAGGGCCGCAATCAGGCCATGGAGGCACACGGCGGCCCCACGGTCCAGGCGGCGTCTCAGGCCGAAGCGGCTAAGCCGATGTTCCCGCCGCAAGTCAAGAGACTGGCGCGTGCCTGGGCGGAATCGGGGAAAGCCAAGGAGGCGATGGATCTGCTCCAAAGCTACGCGCTCAAAGAGCGTCCGGAGAGCAAGCCTTCGCGTGAGTGGGTTGTCGGCCCTGACGGCAAGCCCGCCCTTATGGATGCAAGCGTTATCGCCGAGTCTCCTGGCGTATACCGCCCTTATGAGAAGCCTGGGGCAAACGCGGGGCCGAAAACGATCAAGGGCGCTGACGGCCACCAGTACTATGTTGACGGCGCAAATGCGGGCAAGCGGGTGTTGCCGGGGGTGAAGACGAAGCCAAACCTGACCAATGACTGGAACAACTATCAGCTGGCAAAATCCCAAGACCGGGGCATTGGGACATTTACGGAATATCAACGAAGTCTCCGGGCTGCGTCCGCTCCTCGCAACGAAGGAACAATCCCAACGGGCATGCAGGCGGTGCGTGACGATCAAGGACGGCTGGTGCGCTACGAGCCAGTTCCGGGTAGCAAGCAAGCACAGGAGGCCAAGGCGCAGATCGCAGCAGCGGAAATGAAGACCGCACAGAAGACGACACAATCGACGGTAGTGACGGAGGACATTGATCGCGTGCTCGCATCGGTTGCCGAAGATCCGACGATTGTGGCCGGGCTCTTTGCGCCGGCACTCTCTTTGATCGCCGGATCACCCGCGCACGATGTGTCAAAGAACCTTGGAACCATCAAAGCCAGTATCGGATTCGACAAACTCCAGGCAATGCGGGAATCGTCACCTACCGGCGGCGCCTTGGGCAGCGTTTCGGAGCGCGAGAACGAACTTCTGCAATCTGTTTTTGGCGCGCTGGCCCAAAGCCAAAGCCCGGGACAGCTCGCTTACAACTTGCGGCGCTTGCATAACGTCTACAGTGACACGGTTCACGGCCCGAACGCTGGCCCATCCAAGGAATCCTTCCGCTACGACGTGAAAACCGGCGAGCGTGTGCCGGTGGCAAATTATCCGGGGGGCAGTATAGACGTGAACACCGTTGACTTGGACACGTTCACGCCAGATATGGTGGATGACTTGACGGACGAAGAGGCCGCTATCTTGATGAAGAGGCTCGATGAGCGGGATGCGGGACTGGGCGGGGCAGAGGTTCCGTCTCGTTAGCGACAGAACCCGGCGCGATCAACTTCAACGTTGTTGTAAAGGGCAGGGTGCCCGGCCATCCCTTCGTCAGCGAAAACAGTCAAGATCACGTCTTTTCTTACGAACGTGATTGTTCGATTTCCTTTGAAAGCGCTCAAAGGCGTATCGAATTTCGGTCCAGAATGGGCATTTTGCGCCGGCAAATCAATAGAATGAAGCCTTATTGACCGAGCGGGAAGTGGATCGAGTTGTGGGGGGTGTTTGATAAAATTCCATTTCCCGCCGAACTTAAACTCACACCGCAGTTCCGTCTTGGAGAACAGATCATCTGCGATGGCGGGCGCGGCGAGGAGCAAAAGTGCGAGGGTGATCAAGGTGCGCATCAGAAGAATATGGGGGGTGGTGCGGGGAAACGCAAATTACTGATTCCTACCCATGAGATAGCTGAAGATGGTGTCGGCGATAAATTCTCCTCCCATTGTCGGCCCCCGTCTTTTGTTGATGCGACTATGCATCCCGCCCCCTTAGTGTCGAATTTGGAGTCCGCGATATGAACGATGATGTCGGTTTGAAAGAGCGTCTTAGGCAGCGCCTTTCGGGCACGGGCGGGATAACTTCTAGCCCAAGTGCCGCCAAGGCGGGACTCAAGACGCGTCTTGTCTCCCTAGAGTCTGGTGGTAAAGACTTCGCCGCCCGCGCCGCGCAAATGTCGCCAATGGATCTTTCCGGCGCTCGGGCTAAAAACGACGCTTTCGGCGCTTATCTCCGCGAAGAGGCTAAAAAGCCACGCCCAGGCGAAACCGACGCTGAGCGCGAGGTTCGTCTATACGGCAAGCTATCCGAAGGCCGCGAGCCTATCTCAGCGGGGGAAGGGGTATTGCGGGCGGGAGGTCACGGGCTGTCCTTCGGCTCGATGGATGAAGGCGTTGCGGCTCTGGCGGCGCTCAACCCAAGCGCTGGTGGAACCTATGGCGACCGTTACGACGCCTATTTGGCGCGCGAGAGTGCGAAACTGAAGCAATTCCGTGAAGAATCCCCGGTCTTGGCTTACGGCGCGGAGATTGCGGGCAGCCTCCCTACGGCGATTGTAACGGGGCCGTCCTATGGCGTGGCGAAAAGTCTGATGGGCGAGGCGGGCAAGCAGGCCCTCG